CGTGGATTGCCCCAAAGCCAGTCGGGACGCCTGCGATGAATGACGGAGGGGGGAGGATCTGGACGTACAGTCCGGGGGCGACAATCTGCGATGCGTTCAGGGCGCCCTGCGAAATCTGTCCAGCCATCGCGTTACCTCACGGAGTCAAAGTCAACGAGGTTCCAAGAATCGGGTACAGCAAGTCCGTCTGATTGACACCATACTCCAGGGAAATTCGGAAGTCCCGCCGGTAAACGTCCGCCAACTGGGCGTCCTCGACGTAGGTGTCGCTCATGTACTTGAGCCGGACCCACTCCCCCGTGGGAAGGGCGAATCCGAAGTAGTTGGAGAGCTGGGCGAATAGGACGTCTAGGGGGTCCCCCACCACTTGCCGATTCGCGTCACTGTTCGTCCAGACAATGACCCGTACGTGCCGCTCGACTCGGCGGTTCTCCCACAGTCTCGAGCCGACGTTCCCGGTGTTCGCTTGGAGCTGGTAGGCGGGCCCGCCGGAGGCGTTGGTGAGGGTGATGACCCCCCCGACCGCGGCTGCCGTGAGGTTTGCCGCCGCGTAGGCCCCGCTCTGAATACTCGCGGCTAGGGCAGTCGCGAGCTGGGCGAGGGTCTCCGCAGCGCCCGTGGTCGCTGAGCCCAAGACGGCCGGTCCGAGCGTGCTTTGGGCTGAAAGTACTGCCGCGTCGCCGACATTCGGTGTGCCCGTGAGGGTCAAAGTGGCGGTCTTCCCCGCCGTGAGGACGGTCGTGGACAGTGCCGCACTGACCCCCGGCGTCGCGGGTTGTGTATCCAAGGCCGCTGGGGTTCGGCCCCACCTGGTCGTGTTTCGCGTCCCGTCCCCGTCGTAGACGGAGATGAGCGAGTAGTTCCCGAGCGTGATGTCGTCGAGGTGGTTCTTTGAAGGCCAGCCGCCGCCGATTTGCACTGTCGCTGAGATATTGGCTTGGATTTGACCGTAGATGTTGTTGAACGCCGCTACGGACGGAATGGCCGAGCAGGCCATGAACTCGAACATTCCACCTTCTAGCGGGATGATCAGGCTCGGGTCAGTCAGCAGGTAGGCCGTGGTGACCGTGCCGGCTGCGTACCCACCGTTGGGGGCCGTTGCTACGGTTCCGCCGTTGATTTGGATGAACAGGTTCGTGCCGTCATTCCCCGCGATGATGACGTTGAAGCCCGCGACAGTGGTATCCGCAATAAGGACTGCGGATTCCACGTTTGTTCCGCTGTACACCTGAAAAGCGCAACGCGGATCTCCTGAACTCCCGAGGTACAGTCTAAGCCCTCCGGCGTTGCTTCCCGTGAAATCCGTTGAAACGACTGCGCTGTAAGTCCCTCGTGCTCCAACCGCGCTGGTCATTTTGATGAGTGCAACCAGCGTGAACGGCGTTGAAGCGAAAGCCAGGGGGCTGTTGGCCTGAGTCAGGTATCCCGTGCCGAGAGATTGGGCGGCGATACTAGCGCGCGGCGAATCAAAACCGTCGTAGGTCAGGACGCCATTTTGTGCCCACGCTCCACCGACTTTCGACGTCCCGTTGATGAGATCCGTTGCGTTGACGTGGGTTTGGACCGTGCCTGACTCCGGGATCACGTAGGCGCCGCCGAGCGACGCGCCGATCTGTGAAATCAGTCCCTGTAGGACTTGGTTGACGGTGGCCATTTAGCTTTTCGCAATCTCGAGGGCGCACAGGAGCTGCGAGCCGACGATGCCGGCTTGTTGCTGGTAGGGGTGTTTCACGACGTAGCGTCCCGCGCTCGTCACGATGCGGTCCCCCGGCCGAGGGTTGAAGCCGCTGAGTGGGGGGACGTAGCAGAACCACAGTGATGCGCCGGTATCTCCTGGAGCCCCTTTGAAGACTGTGTCCCGGTCGCGCGGCATCGCCATCATTCCTACCGGGATGTTACAGGCCGCCGCGCCCACCGCCCCGAGGCTAAAAACCCCGTTCGTGCAGACGACGGGCTGCACGTTTTGGCCGATGGTTGGCGATAGCCATCCGTTCGCGTCCGGGGATGTCGTGGGGCGGTAGATGAGCACGGCGCGGTCGAGGCGGGCTCCGATCGGCACCTTGTTGGGGCCGTGGTAGGCGATGCAGTAGCCGGGGAACTGGACTGTGGTGAAGTCCACGATGGAACCGCCCACGCCGTAGAACGGGTCGTTTTCAATGAACACGTCGCCGAGGAGGAAGAAGGTCAGGTCGGTGATGACCTCGTAGAACAGCGTTCCGAAGCTGTGGGCGGGCGACTCCTGGTCGACCTTGGACACGCTGATGCGTCGGAAGACGTACAGGTTTGAGCTGATGAGATTGCCGGCCTGAATCCAGTCGCCCGAGACGATCGGCCGGTAGACGTTGACGGGAGGCCCGAGCTGGCGCCCCGCCACGCCCAACCCGAAGTCTCGTAGGCGAGCGACGTAGTGCCAGTTGCTCATGGAGGCCTATCGACGGGGACCGGAGGTACTCCCGTAGCGGCGGAAGTTGTCGAGCTTCTTCATCGCCTCGGCCCGCGCGTTCGCGTGGATGGGGTCCTGCATCGCGTAGTGGGTCGCGAGCTTCTGCCGGAGCATCTCGTCCTCGTCCACGAGTGCCCGTTTGGCTCGGATGTCCGTCTCTTTGCGGGCAGCCGCGCGGACCTTCTCGCGCTCTTTCAACAGTGACTGTTCGTCGTTCATTTTGCGCCTCGCATTAAACAACGGACCGCATTCCGCCGCCTCTTCCGCCGATGCCCTGTGACCGTCCGCGCCCGTCGCCGAGCAGGAAGGTCCAGAGCTTGCGTTGCCACAGACCATACAACTCTTCGCGTTGCCGGATCTCGTCCAGGCGGAAGATGACTTCGCCCCCCTTGCCTGCCTGGATGATTCCGAGATTTTGAGTCGTGCCGCCCTGCTCGCCCTCGAGCCAGTCGAGGATTGGAATGAACCCGTTCCGAGTCGTCGAGGGGTTGGTCAGCATCGACACTGTCACCGTGGGGGGTGGCTGCACGCCCTGTGCGGTGACGATGAACGAGGGTGCCCCGCTGGAGGTGGTGGCCAGTGTGAACGCAATCACCCCTGTCGCGATGCACAACAGGTTCAACTGGGCCAAAGGGATGGCAGCGTTGCCGGTCTGCCCCCCACCGGGGGTGTTCTGAGAGAAAGGCCCAAAGCCGTAGGGGTTCAGCGCGTAGAACCCGGCCGCGGTCAGCGTCGCGTTCTGGTTCACGAGAGACGCGAAGTTCGCGACGACCGACGCCTGTGAGTCTCCAGCGATGCTCGTGTAGTTCAGGACGACGGGCGAGCCGAGCGGCCCGCCCGAGACGGTCAGTGAGAACGCTACGCCCGGCGTTACCGCAGGTCCGACCAAGGCAACTGCGCCGGTCGTGGCTCCGGTGACCATGGCCTCCTCCATCGCGTGGAGGTTGTTCATGCGGAACTCGAGCTGTCCGTAGGCCTCGAGGAACCGGTAGCCGGCGTTGCCGGAGGCGAGCGTGCCACCAGCGGGAGAGACCAGGGGGAGTCCTGCGACGGGGAATTCGAGGTGCCTTCTGACCCCGGCCTTCTGGAGGTCGGTCAGTGGCACAGGACTACCCTCCAGCGGAGTTGGCGGCTCCGCATCTCGAACAGAAGAACACCTTCTCGACAGGCTCGAGGTCCTTTGAGTCGAGCATCGCAATCAGGTGGCCTTCGGCCTCGTTCAGCACGAGCCCCTTGGGGAGCTGGCGCATCACGCCCCCGACCCGGATGACGAGGTTTCGCTTCACGACGTAAAAGGTTGGCTTGGCAACCGGTTCCGTGGCGCGCGGTTTGCGGGGCGCCTTCACCCCGGGATCAGTAGACGGGGTATCCACCGGCCACCAGTGCTGCGACGAGGTCAGGGGCGAGAACCCGGAGCTGGTTCGCCTTGAAGGACATGTTGAGCCCGCGCCAGCAGATCGAGAAGCCCTGCCCGATGAGGACTGGCCCCGAGCCTCCTGACAGTGTGGCCGCGGACAGCGTGATGGTCTCCGAGCCAGACACGATGGTCCGGGTCCAAGCGACGAGGTTCCCGGACGGACCCGGCGCGTTCAGTGTCAGCACGCCGAGCAGACCGGTGCCGTAGATGCCCACGTCGGCCAGTGCGGGGGTGGCTTCGATTTGGTCGATGAACTTCTCCACCAAGTTCGAAACGGTATCGCCGGTCGCAGCGGTGATGTTCACCGCGACGCCGACCAACGACCCTGGGGGCGTGATGGTCAGCCGGAGCTGGTCGCCGTTCGCAACCGCGCCGGCAATGGTCGCCGTGGCGCCCGCGAGCACGCGGGGGAACCGGGCGAGGTAGTCCGCCTGGTCCGAGAGCTGCATCTGGCCGCCGGCAATCGCTAGTGCCTGTCCGGTGTTCGGGACGAGCGCTGGGGACTGGGGCCAAGGAATGCCACCAATTTCCGCTGGGATTGCGATGACTGGGTCGTTCGCCATTCGCTACTTCCCCTTCGAAATGATGATGCCGCCCGGTCCGCCCTTGCTCTTGAACTGAATGTTGTCCTGCGACTTTGCCTTCTCGAGCGCGCGCTGTCCGCCTTGCGCGCCGGTTGCGGTGTCATCCCAGCCCCTGGCAGCGACTCCGTGCCGGTCGAGTGTCAGCGCCGGAGGGGTCTCTTTGACGAGCGGGTCAGAAGGACCCAGGACTGTGCGACCGAGTCTCATCCTCCGTTACTCGTCGCCGGGGAGCGTGACGCCCGGAATCGTGCTGCCCTTCTTGCCGAGCTGCATGGGCGGGTCGGCGTAATTCTTGGCCGAGTTGTCCATGACCTCGCTCGCCCCGACCGGGTGCCGGTTGCCGAGCGTGCCCGGCACCGAGCCGGAACGTCCGCCGGCCCGGGTGGGGGCGACGGAGATTCGCGGGGGGCTCCCGGCGAGTTCCCTCATGCGTGACTTGGTGGGCATTTTCTGTCTCCTTGGTCTTCGAGAAGTCTGCTCGAGAAGTCTACTCTCGAATTAAGCCACGTGCTCGATGACCGCGCAGCGCTTGTACAGTGCGGCGCTCGCGGTGGGGATGATGGTGTTGGTCGCCGTGATGTCGCTCGGGACGGTGAAGCCCCCGCCCCAGAACCACGAGGCCGAGAACAACTGAGCGAAGCGGTCCAGTGCGCCGCGGAGAATCTGCGCGACGTGGTCGACGACGATGACCTTGTGGAGAGGGGCGTCCTGCATCTCCAGGTACTTCTGCATCATCTCGTAGTGGCCCTGGACGATGGCGTCGGCGCCGAACATGACCGGCCTCAAAACGACGCCGGTCGTGTCGTTCGCGAGGATGGCGGCGTTGGTGCCGGCCGCTCCCGAGTTCGCCGTCGCGGACGACTGCTGGACGTAGGCTTCCGTGGTCTCCCGGAAGTGCAGTCCGAGGAGCTTGATGTAGAAGCCGTCGGCGAAGACCGCGGACTCCTCTCGAGCGCCCTGGTACAGCAACTTGAAGTCCTGGTCGGCGTACAGCTCCTGCATCGAGCCAGGAGGAAGCAAAACCCCGTAGGTCCGGTCGGGCAGCGTCGGGACGCCGTTGTTGCGCAGTCCCGTCTTCGCGGCCAAAAGAAGCTGCATCGAGAGGACGTCGCTGATTTGGAGCTGCGGCGTCGAGAGACGAGCGCTTGGACGGTAAATCTTCGGGGCGTTGTTGGCGCTGATGGCGTCGCCCGCGAGCGCGATGTAGCCGCCGGTCATCGCGGTGACGGTCAGCGTGCCGGAGATGCCGTCGGGCTGGTCGGAGATGTTGGTGCCGTCCGCGGTGAACCCGGTGACGGTCACGTTGATCTGCCCGCCCGCGAGCTTGTACAGCGTGCTGGCAAGGGTGTTCGACACCGAGACCGGGGTCGGAACGCCGTTCACGAGGTTGGTCTGAAACCCGCGGATGTCGTTCACCGCAACGAGAACGTTCGAGTTGGTGTCGCCCGCCATGTCGGTACGGGCGTAGGTGTTGCCGGTGGCGTAGGCCGCGAACAGGTTCTGCCGGGCGAGACGCTCCATGCGCTGAGCGGCCTCGACACCGTTGTTGCGGAGGAGCGCTTCCAGCTCGTCGAGGATCATCACGCTCGACTGGAGCAAGTTGACGTCGGCGGTGTCGCCTTCGGGGTTGATGGTGAGCGTGTACTGCTCGACGGCGTACCCCGAGAAGTTCGCCGTGAACCCGTTGTCGATGTTTGTGTTGATCGTCGACGGAGACAGGGACGCGGTCGGGGGCGCTTTCCGTCCCTTCCGAGTCCGGGTGATCGACTCGCCGATGCCGGCGTTGACGATCATCTCCTGACAGATCATGCGATAGCCGAGTTCGGAGTCGAGCCCCTCTTCGGCCCACCGCGCGAGGAAGTTTGCTTGCTCGGCGGCTGCAATGCCTACGGGGAGCGACGCGAAAGAACCGTTAGCCATCTAAAGTCTCCTCCTGACTTCTCGTGTTACTGCAAAAGGTCGGCGCGTGCGGCGTCGGCGGATGCGCGGTCAGCCTTCGCCACTCGAGCGCGGAGGTCTGCTTTGGCCTTCTCGTAGTCGGCCTTGTTCATCTTCGTGACGTCGGTCGGAGCGGGCTTGTCGGCCGCGGGCTGCCCGAGCCCCGGTCCAAACGAGGTGGGTGGCGGCGTGGTGGTCGGAGGCGGATTCGCGGGGGGCTGCGCCGCGGGGGGAGGCGGCGTGCCGGCAGGCGGGTCTCCCGCGGGGGGAGTTCCGGGGGCCTTCTGGAAAATCTCGGGGGCGCTCGCGCGCCAGCCAGCGATGACCTCGTCGATGCCCGACACAACGCCGGTCTTCACATCGACCTTGGCTTTGTCGATGGGGAGCATCGAGACGAGTCCGGGAGACACACCCTGACGGTGGGCCTCGAGCGCTACCGCACTGCGCGCGAGCTGGTCCGCGAGTCGTGAAGCGTCAGCGCTTGCGGCGACCAGAAGGGCGGCCTTCTCCTTTTGGAGCGTCGCCACCTCCGTCTGGTACTGCTGGAGCTGCCGCTGGAGCTGCGGGTCCTGTTGGCTTGTCGTCGAGGACTGCGTGGTCGTCTGTTCGTCCGCCATCTTGTGTCTCCTCAACCTTCGCTGCCAAAGAGTACCAGGTCAAGGTTAGGGTGACGGGCACATTGCTGTCAACGTCACACCACAGTCCTTTGCGGCAAAAGACCTGAGATAACGTGAACGAACCCACCACTCCGGCCGGGACGGAGAACAGTTCTTCCCCGTCTCCGTTGCTGAGTCGAATGGGGCCGAGTCCCGCGCACGTCACCTGGCACTGGTAGAGGACACAGTCGCGGTCGACAATTTGCTGGTGCTGGACGTCCTTGAGGGTGAGCTTCTTTGTCTCCCTCGCACCGAGCATTTCCGTCCGATGCTCCTCGGTGTCAGACGCCTTCATCCAAATCAAAGTGTGCGCGCCGATGTTGGCGCTGTCCCCCTCCGCGACCCCGTGGGCGAGCAGGCCGTACTGGAAGCCCGCATTGAGGTGCCAGACTCCGAGCACGGCGGGCGCGAGCTTGAAGATGTCGTGGACCAAGACCGGGTAGCCGTCCGGGCCGATGTAGCCGTCCCACAGCTCGATGCCGCCCGAGCCGGCGTAGCAGCAGACGTCGTGCCAGATGATGCCCTCGCCCTCTTCGAGGCAGTACCAGCCCTGACCCCGGACCGTGTAGCTCTTGCCCCCAACTCGAGGCTTGAAGAGGGCGATGCGCTTGACGTGGGAAGTGGTGACCCTTCTCAGCGGAGCTAGTTGACCCATACTTAGGATTCTCCTGTGATCTCAGGCTCATCCACGACGGGCGCCTGCTGCCTTGAAGGTTCGGGTTCGATCTGCGGGATGTTCAGGAGTTGCTGGAACATCGTCGCTGCCTGCTCTGGCTCGAGGAACGGTTCCTCTGCCGGGGCGCCGGGCTTGCCGGGCTTGCCGTCCGGCCCCGCGGGTCCTGCCGGAGTCTCGGGCTGACCGATGGCGGCTCGGAATGCCTGCGCGTACTCCAAGGCTTCGTGCGAGCCGATGGGGTACGGCTGCGGGAATTGGTAGTCGAGCGAGCCGATCTCGAGTTCTGTGAGTCCAGCGCAGGCTCGATGCTTCATCCGCACGCCCGCGCGCTGAGCCTTCTTCATCAGTGTGATGGCTCCGTCGCAGTAGATGTCTCTTTGGTCCTGCATGAGGTCGACAAAGTCCTCATCCATGTTCTCCATGGCCGCGCCGGACATGCCGCTGGTCCGCATCCGGTCGGGGTCTTTCCTACTTGTCTGTGTCTCTTCCAGGGAGAACTTCCGTAGGAGTTCGGTCGACTCGCGGTTCTCGCTGAAGCCGGCCCCGGAGGCTTCGAGAAGCGCTGCCGAGCCGCCTTCGATGGACTCGTTTGCCGCTCCTTTTCGAGTCGTGTCGAACTGGAGGACGTTCGCGGGACCGCGGTGGACCATCTTGCCGTTGCCGCCGTAGCTCTGATTCTTCAACTCCCCCATGACAACGAGCTGCGGCGCGGCTGAGTACCACTGCCCTCGCAGGCCCTGGCTCATCGTGTACTCGGAGGCCATCTGGTTCGGCATCATCGTGTCCCAGTAGCAGCCGCCCCACGGGAGGGTGCCGAGTTCCAGGTCCGCGAACCAATGCGCCGGCACGAACCCGAGTCCGTGCGTCGAGGAGCGGTCCTTGTCCTCGTGCAGCATTGGCCAGGTGTCGCGCTTCGTCGGGGCGTAGTCGTCCTTCGGGATGGGGACGTAGTCGATGACGTGCTGTGTATCGTGAAGACACACGTGCCAGTATTGCTTACTGGGGTCGACTGGACCATCTGTGGACACTACGCGTCCTGTGTCAATCAGAGCTGCACCGGAGGTGAGGCGATTCACCCGAAGCGAAATCAATTCACCGAGCCCGTCGAACACTGGTTGGCACTCGTAGGCGGGGTGGGTGCAAAACACCAAGCGAACGTTGCCGGCTCCGTCCTTGCCGAACGAGAACGAGACACAGGTTGCGCCGACCGAGCCCCAGAACGCAGCTCTTTTCATGTGCGGGTAGAAGAGTCCCTCTCGCGCGAGCAGGTCCGCTGAGACGGCGGCCTTCGTCGACTTCGAGCGGAACGCGGGCTTCTGACGCCCCGCAAACATCTTCCGCCCGACCTTCAGCGCGGTCATCCGCGCCATGTTGAAGCGCACCAAGGGGCGCCGCTCGTGCATCGGGATGTACTCGTCGTCGCCCTTGGTCTCCTCGTGGAAGCCGTACTCGAGGACGTCGTAGAACTTCCCCTCGAGAATCTGGTGGAGGACGTAGAGCTTCAGATACGCCGGGGTGTCCTTCATCCACTGCGGCGCTCCGTCTCGGTGTCTCGCTATGAGCGACTCGTACAACTGCTACCTCCGGTAGATGTTCGGAACGTGGCTCGTCGACACTAAGGAGGAGTGATCGAACCACACATCGACGTTCGCGTCACGCTCGACTTGGACGAACCTCGACAGCGCAATCGAGGTGGCGTCGACCCGGTCGTCGTGGTTCCCGTTCGGGAACGCGCAGTGCTCGTCGATGAAGCTCCCGAGTCCCTCGAGCCTCCGGGGGAACTTCGCCCGGCCGGATTCAATCAAGGGGGCGATCTGCTCGGCCCGGGTCGTCTTCGCCTGGTGGACGTTCACCGCGACGACCGGGAGCATCGTCTCCCTTCGTAGCGTTTGGTAGACCGCGATGCCCGCGGAACTGTTCTCGATGCAAATCGGGGCCGGAAGGTGCTCGACCCCCTTCGACATGACGAAGTTCAAGAGGTCTGGGAACTCGAGCCGCATGACGTGGCACTCGAGGAGGGTGATGGTCCTGACCCGCTTGTTGACTCCCCACACCTGTAGACAACTAGGGTCGTGCCCGACGCCGGTCATCCACGCGCCGTCCACCGAGATGATCTTGTAGTCGAACTCGGTGGGGGCGATGTCGACGATGTTGTCCTCGAACCACCTGCGCTTGAAGATGAACCCGGCTCGGTTCGTCGGCGAGCCCATGTAGAGGGATTGCCACTGGTAGTCCCCGAGCTGCTTTTTGATGTCCGAGAGCGCTTCGAGACTGAACCTCTGCGGCCAGAGCGGCTGGTCTTCGTTCGGCCCGCCGAGTGCAGCAAGGGTTGTCGTGTGCCAGGGAAGCTCACTGTGTTGCAATCGCCCGATAAGGTCGTCTTCGTGCCACCGAGCCATGTTGACAACACAAGACCCGCCCGGCTCGAGTCGGGTGAAAGCTACACCGTTGAACCACTCGAAGACCTTTTCTCTGACCAATTCACTTTCCGCTTGCTCGCGGTCCTTGAAAGGGTCGTCGACGATCATGAAGTTGACGCCGTGGCCGGTGAGGGAGCCTCCGACTGAGGTCGCCAAGAGTCCACCACCCGACGTAGTTCTCCACTCCTGCACGGCTTTTGAGCCGGGAGCGAGCACGACGCCGGCTTCGAGCGCGAATCGACGCGCGCGGCGGGACTTCGACTGAGCGAGCTGACCACTATGTGTTATGTACGCACAGGTCAGTGACGGATTCTCGCGTAGTGTCCACGCAATACTGTGGAGTAGTGTCTCGGTCTTGCCGTGCCGCGGGGGGGTAGACACTAGTTCTAAGACTTTGGTGATGCGCGAAAGCTCGATCTTCTCCACCATCGGTGCCAAATGGTACGGAGGAGAGAACGCGGGGGTGATGGAGGGGATGAAGGTGAGGAGCCTCTTCCGCCTTCGAATCTCGAGAAGTGATGCGAACTCCCGCTCTGCGACCGGATCAGGCATCTTGGTGCAGCTTCTTTGCGAGGTCGGGGTTCGCTTTGATGAGTTCGGCGAGTCGACGGTCGACTTCGTTGAGCGTGAGGTCCTTCGACTCACCCACAGTGCCCGGCTCGACCTGGAGTCCGTTCAGCTCGACGAGCTGCTCGAGCGCCTTCAGCTCGTGTTTCGGGTCCGTGAGAGCGCAAGTGTCCGCAATCGCGAGGAGTTTGGCTGTGACGAGCCGTCTCTTCTCGGTGACGGGCGCTTCGAGGAAGAGGTCGACCTCATCGGCGAGCGCGGCGACCTCCGCGAGGAGCTTCTCGAAGTCGGCGAGGGAGGCCCCGGCGCGAATCTTCTGCGTGACGACCCGCGGGGAGTGGCCGTCCGCGAGGAGTCGTCGAGCTTGGAAGGTGAGTTCAGGGCTCATGGTTCGAGTTTACGTCAGAATTTTGACTGTGAACACCCGTTACGGGGGTACCTGTACCGCGGTTCGCGTCTACTGCCGGCCGACGAGAGGCCCACTCCTCGAGGTAGGCGGCGCCGTTGCGGAGCTTTTCGGGCGTGGCGCCCCGCGCGAGGAAGAATCGGTTGCAGAAGTAGCAGACCAGGCCCCGAACGTAGAGCTTTCGCCGCGCGGGGGCCATATTCTTCCACCCCTTCGTGTGGAAGTGGTCGACGTTGAGTCGCCCACTCTTGG